TGGACATTTATGCTAAGATGGCCAATGAAACAGCGAAGTACGATAAGATACAGGAGTTCAATAAACAAGAGATGCATCGCCGATTTGGTAAAACTCCGAGATTATTCGTTTGCGACGGCTTAGAGATATACGCTCCATCCGCAGCGGATGCCGCGAAATATTACAAACAAGTGGCTGGCAAGCTCCCTGAAAAAGTAGAGCAAGTAGAGAACCGGGACGCATCAGAACAGAAACAATAACAGAATATGAAAGCAAAGATTCCGTTCGATGTAGAGGCACTTTACGCCGCATACGAGATATGTCACTTGATGAGTGAGCATTCTGCAAATGTGATTGCATCAGGTGATCCTGCTAATTCAGATGTTGAGAACAAAAAGAAAGCAGATAAGTTTATCAAAGCCTATAAGCGCACAATTAAATTATTGCAGAATGAAATCAAGTGAATTCAGAGTTGGAAACATCATTCATGTTCTTCACGAAGATTTCGTGACTGAAAAAATCGTAGACGCCCATACCATTGCATTGATGGAAGACTATGAGCGAGATCCGAACGATGAGAAATGGTCAAGAGGTGGCATTCCTGAAATGTATTCCGAAATCCCGCTCACCGAAGAGTGGCTAAAGAATTTCGGGTTTGAAAAGAACAGGGATTTTGATTCATTCAGAATAGCTATATCTCCATTAATTAAATGGGCTTGCAGAACATTCATAGTTGTGGCCATAGGAAGAAAATATTGGGATGGTGAAGGTTGGATGGATTTAATCAGCGAGCGCGCAGATCATGATTACCCTGAACTTCAAACTTGCACAATTCCTTGTAAATACGTCCACCAGCTTCAAAACCTATACTTCGCGCTCACTGGCGAGGAATTACAATTAGCAGAACAGAAACAACCATGAAAACACTACACCTCACACTGAAAAGAAAATGGTTTGACATGATCGCTTCTGGAGAGAAGACCGAAGAGTATCGAGAGTTAAAATATTATTGGGCCGCTAGATTGGTTGACCAGATAGAACTAAATCCGCGGGAAGATGAATCGTGGGAATTGGATGGAATAAAATATGGTATGGAAACCGCAAAACACTTCGATCAAGTAACATTCAAAAACGGGTATTCAAAGAATGCACCGACAATCAGCTTCAAAGTTAAGGATATCGTTATCTGGGCTGGTAGATATGAATGGGGCGCAGAGCCGGGCGTTAAGTATTTCGTCATAAAATTGGGAGCAGAACAGAAACAGCAAAAATAATTCACCGCGAACGTGGCGTAAATGGTAGCCGCATAATGGGGACTTACGCAGAAACAGTGCCCCTATGGTCCTTTTTGATCGAAAGATCTACATCGTTGAAAAACGGTGCCCATAGCGTAAAAACAAGGGTGGAGGTTCGAGTCCTCCCGTTCGCACAAAAATAAATACAGCCAACTATTGCAAAATTGATTTCAATTTTAGTACTTCGAATCGATGAAAGAGAAAAAGAAATACGTGACCTACCGCATCCGAGAAAGCACGATAGAGAATGTAAGGAGAGAGGCGGAAGCGGCTGGCGTGTCGATAAATGATTACGCCGACAAGAGATTATCAAAGGTGTCTAAGAAGAAAAAAGTAACCCCCTAAATAATCGTGAAAACTCTAATATTCGAATCTTACTCCGCGTTTCTAAACCGAGAAGATAAAAGCCTTAACGGCGTCTCTGAAAAATTCGCTAAAACTCATCCTGATTTCGAGAAGGACAACGAAACGAATGATGGCTGCTTTGACTGCTCTGGCTGCTCTGGCTGCTCTCGCTGCTCTGACTGCTTTCGCTGCTCTGACTGCTCTGACTGCTCTGGCTGCTCTCGCTGCTCTGACTGCTTTCGCTGCTCTGACTGCTCTGACTGCTTTCGCTGCTCTGACTGCTCTGACTGCTTTCGCTGCTCTCGCTGCTTTGACTGCTCTGGCTGCTCTGGCTGCTCTCGCTGCTCTGACTGCTTTCGCTGCTCTGACTGCTTTCGCTGCTCTCGCTGCTTTGACTGCTCTGGCTGCTCTCGCTGCTCTGGCTGCTTTGACTTACGCACTGCATCACCAGTTCAAACCGGCGAAATGAACAATAACAATATTCTGGCGAATGTCCCTGTCATCGAAAACATCCATCAAAAGGTATTTGAGGCCGCAACAGTTCCGCCCGAAGCTCTTGATATGGGGCAATGGCACTCATCCTGTGGAACAACACATTGCCGTGCAGGTTGGGTAGTTCACCTTGCTGGAAAATTAGGTTACGAACTTGAGAAGGCGACAAGCACGCCACATGCTGCTATGATGATCTATCACGCTTCTAATCCAGGTATTCCAGTGTCATCCGTTCGTTTTTATGAGAACAAAGAGGAAGCGATTGAAGACATGAAGCGTTGCGCAGAACTCGAAAAGAATCAAACTAAATAGGCTATGAAGATCACCGTGAAAGTACAGAACAGGCACATCGAAAAAGGAATAGGATGTGATGTGACAGGTTGTGGAATCGCTCTTGTAATTCGGGAATTATTTCCAGATGCGTTTGTTGGACCGCAAAGAATGTTCTTTAGCACTAATGATCGTAAGGGAATTACTCTTCCTAGAGAAGCACAAGATTTTATATCTGACTTTGATGTTTATCACGAAAGCGGGAGAAACAGGCCAAAGCCAATAACATTCACGATTGACGTTCCCTCCGAAGTAATCGACTCTATCGGCATAGGCCAAGTTTACAAGATCCTGAGCGAGTCGAAGACCCTGGAACTGGCTGAGATATGAGACCCAAATTTCTAATAACCAGAAGGCTTTTAAATCAAGCTTTGTTATCTCTTCCATCGGCTCATCAGATATTATCAACACCTGACATGCCTAGAACCATGAAGGTTCCTGTTTACAAGCCTGATTTCAGGATACTAAATGACGAACTTCCTTTAGAGGATACATGCCCTTATTATGAATTAACTTTTAGTTTTGATATGGCAGAATTGGATTGGGTATGTGAAAATGTCATAGTCCCATGAGTCGTTCCTGGATATGCGCTTGTGGACGTAAGAACGACCTCGACGAAGGTTTCTGTCGATATTGTGGAGATACTTCCACGGTAGTCGGTAAAGTTCCTAAGCCATTGAAGCGCGCACCCATCAAAAAGGTGAGCAAGAAACAAACCAGCATCAAGAGAGAACTACAAGAGGCGTATGCTTATAAGGCAACATTGACCGCAAATCAAATGCATTGTGATGGTTGCGAATCAACTTATTGGGATGACAGGGACCATACAATAAGCCAAAAGCGATGCAAGGATATAGGGAAACCGGAACTAATCTGGAACGTCGATAACATTGAATACTCATGCCGGGAATGCCACATGGCATGGGAATCTTACAAGAGCGGAGAATTCCGCCACCACAAGAACTTCGAGCGCCGAATGGCCTTCATGAAGGAACACGACTACGAAGGATATGTAAAGCGCATGGAAGTAGTAGAACTATTCAACAGGCCAAAACAGACAGTATGAAAGTTTACAGGCTTGAAATAAAAGTGATCGACTTCGACGAGGTTGGACCGGAAGAAATGAAAACCATTTTAGAGAACAATCACTACCCCAATCATTGCATATCACCGCACGTAACCAAAATAGAAAGCGTTGATATCGGCGAGTGGCACGATGAACACCCTCTGAACAAACGAAACACAGCTAAACAAGCTTTCGAAGAACTATTTAAAGGCCATAATGTGGTTGAAAATCATCCAGTTTAAGCAGAAATCAAAACCCCCAAGAAATATGAAAGCAACTTTTGAAAATAGTGTCGATGTACTTGTAAAAGCGTACTTGAATGACACGCTAGAACATGGACAATGCCACGCTTGCGCAGTTGGAAACCTTATTTGTGCAGAGACCGGAAACCTTTTAAACAGAGAGAAATGAAGCTACTACAATTCGGTAAGGAGCAATTACCCTCAGTGCTTAACGATCCATTCAAGAAAACCCACGTAAAAAGGATATACGTTAGCTTTAGTGAAAACGTATTCATAGATGGTAAGTATTCAGCTAATGGATCAGTAGAGTTTGCGAATGGCAATACCAAAGGCGAACAGAAGTTTGACGGAGACACTTTCGACGAGGTTGTATTGAAAATAAAGAGCTTTTTAGACAACGACTTACAATGACCTCTAAACCCACCCCCTGGCACGAATTAAAGATGCCCAAGAGCGTAAGCAAGCCAAGCTTTCGAGGATTGCCTTGGATTAGCGACATAAGGAAGACAGTTTTAATCCTGCTCATCCTTCTAACATCCTGCGCTCCAAAGCTAAGCACCCACGGACACTACAACTCCAAGCCCAACAAGAGCGAAGTAAGACAGCGTAATTTCGTTATCTTGTGGACAGGTGTAGGCCTGATCATAATCGGCGCAGCAATTCAGGATGATTTGAAACATAGCCCATTACCACGATGAAAAATAGTATAATCTTTGAAGATAAAGATGGTCCAGTTGGATTCCCAATAGGAATTAATTTTGACTCTATTAAACAATTTGATTGCCGAGTAGTACATCTTGAACGACAAACAGGCGGTTTTTGGATGACAGTTTTGCCGATATCACCAAAAACATATAGAGAGAATAATCCCACTAAAGCATCTGTTCAGATAAAAGAACACGAGGAGTACACAACATTTCTCATAACCTGTGATTGGGGTGATAAATACAAAATGACCATTCCTAATGAGTTTAAGGAGGAAATAGAAAATGGTAAACAAGGAGCAAGAGACCTCGGGTTACTATGAGCTTATCGGACATTCAAAAGATCCTCGACACAAAGGTCAAGCACTCCGACCGGAACGGCATGGAGAGGAAAATGTCAGAATGCCTTAACGCAATAGGCCCGGCGGCAAAGCTTCAATCCAAGGCGCTAGGAGACCTTGAGAGAAAGAAGGGTGAGCTACTCCGAAAGTACATCGACCTACCATACCGCATGCTTAAAATGAGAATAGACAGCGAGAGCGCATCCGAGCAGGAAGAATACCTATTAGCCCAAAGGATCAACATGGCCCTTTCAAAGACCATAGACGGGCTTAAATCGTTACTATCGATACAGTCGGAGGAAGGAAGTGAATTGAAATGGAAGTAACGATAACTTTGTCTCTTAAAATGTTCCACGTGAAACCATTACATTTACTAGACACAACAGTGAGATAACAGTGGCAAAAAAAGGAAAAACAGAGAACCTAACACCGTTTAAGCCCGGCGAGTCAGGAAATCCAAATGGTAGGCCAAAGGGTAGTATATCCATGAAGCAGAAAATTGAGAAGATTCTCAGCATGGAGATTGACGACATTAACCCTATCACCTTGGAAGGTGAGAAGATGACGATAGGGGAGGCGCTTATATTTCGGCAGGTTTTAAAGGCCCGTAAAGGTGACACGCGAGCCTTCGAAGTCCTAAAGGACCACATCGAAGCCAAGCCTAAGCAAGGAATCGATATCACCAGCGCCGGAGAAAGCATCGGAGGGAAGGAAATAGTGTTCAGGGAGTACAAAGAAGGCGATGAAACCAAGTGAAAGGCTAAAAAGGAATCTGAGACACTATTGGTGGGACCTTGCTTTTAAAGAGGGCTATAACCCAGCGGTGATAAAGGTTATGGCATACCTTCAAACAAGAAAAATACGTAAGCAGTTAGGTAGAATGCTGTGGGCAGGATCTTCCGTATAGATGATTTCCCTCGAATTCAATTCGCTTTACAAACCCATATTCAGCACCAAAGCTCGCTATTTACACTTTTGGGGTGGACGAGGTCGCGGTGGGTCGTTTCACGCGACACGCTATTTTTTGCACCTCATCACTCAGCCTGATTACTTCCGGGGATATATCATGCGCGAAGTATTCGGAGACATACGGGACTCTTTATGGCTCGACGTAAAGGACAGGATAGAAGAGGCCGGTCTACAGGATTTTTTCCACCTCGACGAAGGTGAAATGACGGCGACATATCTGGTCAACGGCAATACGATTGTATCGAAAGGATTCAAAAAGGCCAGTAAAAAACAGACAGCCAAGCTCAAATCACTCGCAGGAGCCACACACGTCCTCGTAGAGGAAATGGAAGAGATCAGCGAGGCTGACTTTAAGCAGCTTGACGACACGCTAAGAACTACCAAGACACAAAATATCCAGCTTATAGGGCTTTTCAACCCTCCAGCAAAGTCGCACTGGATTTGGAAGACATGGTATAACCTAGTCGATGCAGATATACCTGGATACTTTCGGGCTGTTCCTAAGCCAAACCCGGCATTGCTATCAATTTTCAGCACCTATAGGGATAACCTAAAGAACCTTAACGCATCTTTCGTACGCAATATGAAGGCTTACTTAGAGTCAGATGCCGAATATTACTACACAATTGTAGAAGGGCTAATTGCGGAAGGTGTACGGGGACGGATTTATAAGAACTGGGATAGGATCTATGCCATGCCTGGTCAATACGAGAAGTTCTACGGCCTTGATTTCGGGTTTAACCATCCTACAGCATTAGTAGAGTGTGAGTGCCATAATAAGAACCTATACGTAAATGAGCTTATCTACGAGAGTAACCTGACCAATCAGGATATATCGGCCCGTCTATCAGCCTTGGGTATTAAAAAGATCTCGCGCATCTACGTAGATTCAGCAGAGCCTAAAAGCTGGGAGGAATTACGCCGCCTTGGTTGGAACGTAATCAAAGCCCAGAAGGGGCCGGACTCCATCACCAGCGGTATCAACTTCATCAAAGAGTACAAGGTATTTGGAACGGAAAAATCTCTTAACTTGTGGAACGAATACGAAAACTACCATTGGGTGTTAGATCAGGACAAGAGATCGACTAACGACGCGGAGGACAAGTTTAACCACCTGATGGATGCCATACGTTACGCAATGGACAAGATTCGCAAGCCAGCACCCGGACTAAAGGTTATAGGAGTAGCATAAACACCCATAAAATGACAAATAAAAAGTGCCTTATCGACAACGAATGTGATGGATCGTGTCAAGGCTATAACCCATCCGTTCACCTGTGCAGCATTTTCAATGTAGTTCCCGATGTAACCAAAACGGCTACAATCGAAGAGGAATTCGGGCCAAGTCAAATCAAGGCTGAGATCAGCGCCGAGACAGGAAACATAGCCAACAGGTTGATAGCCCTTTACAAGCAAGACCCTAACGCCTACGCAAACGCGTTGGCCATGGCTGACGTTGTCATTAAAGAAGTAATAGAACCAAATCTCCCACAATGAAAAAGATACTCGCTGATTACTACCGAACGGCTATAACAGCCTTCGTTGCCCTAGTCCTTGTCACGCCTATGGCCTTCCTGATCATAGGTTATTCTACGCTGCTGTACAAATACCTTCGTCTGATGGTGCTATGGTTGTATTAAAAATAATGTAAAATGTCATGTAGAACACATTCAGCATGCGACGGCAGTTGTTTCGATGAAATACACGGCCTTGACTTTTTCAATATATGTAACCGTCCTGATTCAAAAAGTCTTGCTTCTAAAATATGGGAAGCCGGAAATCCCAATAATAAATTCACAATAGATCCAAAAGAGTTCGGATCATTTTGGGGCATCAGAAGTCGCTTACCTCGCAAACTCAAAAAGAAACTTCGCAAACAATGGTCATCCTGAGAGTCAACGGAGTAAGGGTTCACTGCCCTACCTGCTGGGCTGACGTATCCACGAACACGTTTCTAAAGATCCGCAAGAAGTGGGATCCGGACAAACCCATCATGGAACGGAACCGCGTAAAACTATTCACGATTCTTACCGGCACCGACTACCAAAAGGTATGGGATTCAACCGACTACGAACTGGAGGCGGCGATATGGGAGTATACCAAATTTGTCTACACCGAAGAGATTGACTTTGAAGCCTTGCCGATTCCTCAATCAATCGATATATCTGGGGTCAATGTGACTATCCCCAAGAACCTGGGGTCTCTCACAACAGGCCAGAACATGCACGTCAGGCAGGCAATAAACGCATTACAGGACGACATAGCAACGATCTGCACGGTGGCCGCGCTCTACTTACAGCCCTTCTATATGGCCGAACCAGTGGCCGGCAAGATGATGAAAGCACCTTTCGACGTTGAACGCGCCAAGGAATTGGAGCCTTTATTACTCTCCATGCCAATCACCACCATTTACCCTATAGGTTTTTTTTTCTTAAAGAAGCTCGGCGCCTCTGGGACGAACTGGCTCGGGCGATGGCTCCGGAGGATACGGCAGAACATCGAAAACGCCGTGCCATTGCACAAATGTCCGAAGCCAATAAGCTAGACCGGCTTTTCGAAATCTCGTTAATAGATACATTTGCGGAACGATATTCGTTACACCCGGATATTGTTTTTAACACAGATTTTGATACTTTGATAATTTTGAATGACCTTTGGAATGAGAGGAACAACTATTTCGACAGGTATCGGGAAGTGGAGACCAAACTAAATGTCAAAGAGAAATGATTGTAGAAACCATTGAAGCGGTTGTAGGAACACTTAGCCAGCCGGTTCACTTTCTATATGCAGACCTTTACGAAAGCAACCTTTTGGATCAGGATAGAATCCCGGAAGGAAAGGATATTTTCTTTGTTTATGTTCCACCTTTCGAAGCCAATGACGTTATTGCTACCAACCGGGCAATTCATACATCGTTTCCTTTACAGTTTTTTATCGTAAAGCGTTTAACGCTCCCCACAACAGACTATAAGTCTTACGAGGTTCAGCCTGTCGTCGATGAAATGCGCGAGCTGGCCCGTGAGTTCATTAACAAACTAAACCATCAGGCAATCGTTGAGAAGTCAACAGAGTTCGGGCAGGGCATTACTGGGGTCAAGTATCTTAGTGAATATGCATGGCAGGACTACCACTTGTTTGGTGTTTCAGGACAGGCCACCGTGCCGATATATGAGGGGAAAACAGCGTGTTAGATGATACGAGCAGGGGAACATAAAGTCGCGATCTTGGGCTATAGCTGCTCAGGAAAGACTACCCTTTGCCATAAACTAGCCAAGCAATTCCCTGACTTCCACATTTACCACACCGACGAATACCAAGGAATCACAGACTATAACGGAGCGCCTCACGCGGTCATGAGCGATATCCTGAGGGACAGCAAGCGTAGTATTATCGTGGAAGGTATTCACGCCTATCGTATTTTGAGGGCTGGAATCGAGTCCAATAAGCTTTACTTTGACCTGATCATCGTTTGCCACACCGACGAAGAGGAAAGGCAGATGCGCTATAGATCCGAGCGCGATCCTGAAAAACTTGACAGGAACCTGGCCAACAATAAAGCACTCGATAAGATCTACCGGGACTATGAGTCGATGGCAGAGCAGGAAGGGCATTTTCCCCGTGTGGCGCATTACAATTCAACTTCATTCGTATGGCAGAAAGGATAACCATACTATCCGTAGACAGGGCTAATTCCGGCGTCCGATATTACGACGAGCGGGACAAGAAAAACATTATGGAGTTCCTGAACGCTGTCAGGAGATCGATCATTGATGACCAGCTAACCAAAAAAATTTACTCATCGGGAAAGTCGGCAAAGTCACTACTCGTCGGCGCAAACCAAACGACGGCCTACCTTTCCGGCGATGCGTATTTCCAGCAGCAGATTTTAGGAAGACGCCCCGGCAAGTTTCCGCCAGTTCAGGCCATCATGGATTGGATCAAAGAAAAGGGCATACAGCCACGAGACATTAGCCAAAAGTCATTAGCGTTTATCATTGCCCGAAAGATCGCCAAGAAAGGCACGGACATAACCCTAAAGAAAAGACCCGCTTTAGATGTTGTTAAAGCTGTTCAGGACAATTACGAACAGCTAAGCGAGGCCATGAGGGAAAGCATCATAGGGCGTATGAACTCCAAACTAAAAGTATTTAATCCAAACGCTAAATGAGCTTTGTCATTCAGAAACGCCCCAAGTTATATTCAGCAGCTTTCGAACCGATCATATACGTAGGGCAGCGCCAGGACCAGGCTTTTAATACGGTTACAAACAATGGTGGAACGATAAGGATCACGATAAACTCGGTTGACGTAACGGCCAATTACACCGTAGGCGATCAGGTTTACGTAAAGTCCACAGATGGGCGCTACGATGCTATTGGATCAGTGACGGCTCGCGCATTCTCCACAAACACCACGATTGACGTCAACATTACCTACACCGCTAACGCTACAGTAGGATTCCTAAACAACAATACCACAAGGCCGCTTTATCGAATAAGGATCAATTTCAAAGATCCGGTAACCAACGCGGTTTTGATCGCTTACCCGGTGGACAGATCCCCTAACCAAAAGGGGATAGTAACGATTGACGCTAAGATCATACGAACTCTATTATCTGCCCAAATAGACGGTATTGCTTCCTACGCTGCGCCTATCACCGATCCTCAACGCTCGATCCAATTTTACATTGGGTACACGGAAGTTTGGTTCGGTTCGGCTAACTCGGAAACGAACGACAGTTCAAACACGCGTTTTGCCATTCTTGGAGACTTGACCGTATGGGGAACGAACGACTATCTAAGCCGTGTGTCCAAAAGATTCTTGACTACTGCTAGCAAACTGAAGGCCTGGATAGGGAAATACATAGACCTAAGTTATTTCGGCCTTGACTCAACATATTCCATCAGCATCGAGCATTACGCAATAGATGGGACTTTAACATCGACAGATACAGCAGTAACGGCAGCGACGGGGATGTACAGGCTTTCAGTTCTTCCAGCGTCAACCGACGCCAAGATACTCGCTAAGATATTGCAGGCAGTCACAATTCCGGCCGGTACTTCATGGCTTGACTATTCTGGAGGGACAGCATTCACAAAGAATACCAGCACACTTGTAGGAGTTGCTCCCGTTGGATCTGTCAATTTTAGGGCGCGGACACCGATACCAAATGTTGACCTGACCAATTTCCCCGCAATTAACTTCTCCTTAACCCTATCAGGAACATGGACTGGAAGTGTCACGCTTACCGTAAGGCTATGCGACAAGACCAGTAACTATAAGCAAATTGTTACCAGTGCGTTGACAGCCAATGGCACTACACCGCTTTCGATTACCACGGTTGCAGCCGTCGGTGCGCAGCCTGAGATATACAACGATAGCTTAATAGTCCTGATCCAGGGCACAGTTGCTACTGGAACGTTGACGGCTACGCTAACCATCCCTAACGGACAGGTTATAACAACTATCTTATACTCACAAGAAATAGAAGTGCAGGATCCGTGCACGAAGCCGGTAACGCTCTCATGGTTAAACAGGTTGGGGGGGCAGGATTGGTGGACGTTCGACTATAATCAGGATCTCAGTTATACTGACGAAAACGGCAAAAGGGTAAGGAGAATGCGGCTCAGTGCGCAGGGATTAACGTATGATCAATGGCAGATGGTCAGCTACTTAAATCAGGCAGGCGAAGTCTATGATAAAGCCTATTCAGAGCTAAACATTGGCGTCAGAGGGAAGCAAAGAATGTTAGATACTCAGGCCTATGTGCTGCTCGATAATTACGCTTTATTGGAAGTACTTGTGGTTTTTAGCTCTGAAACAACAGAGACAGAAAACAACAGCAGTTCAATAGATATCACCATTGAATTTCCGGAAGGATTCGAAGACAATAATTTCTTTGGACTAGCAACAGGAAGGCTAAGGCCTTTCGTAGTCAACTTCACCAATAACTTACCAACAAATGAGTGGGAAGTATATTGGTTCGGATCTGTACTACAGACAGTGAAAACAACGGCCTCTTATACTAGAAACCTTCAACTGCCTACCGAGCCTACAGACGTAATCATAAAAGTTAGGAAGAAGAGTAATAACGGTATAGCTCAGAACAATGGTACTATATCTTTGATAAAAAACTCATCATCTTACCCAGGACAAAATATCATCTTTAATGCAGGCGACGATATGTCCGATTTAACATTTACTATCTATGCCGTTGATGCTAATAACGCATCACCATTTGATCAAATGAGAATAGTTATCGTAGAATGACTCCAGACATACAAATATACATCGGCGATGATTTGCTGGACCTTTCACCGGGAACAACAGTAGGACTAACATTCCAGGTAGCCGACATAGGAGATTTGGCTACCCGAAAACTGAGTTACACTAATCAGTTCACCATCCCATACACTGAGAACAACGACAGAATCTACCAGAACGCTAGGGACATAAGTTCACAAACACCTTTCCCTTATACTCAGCAGTTGGTCAGAATCGTGCAGAATGGAGTAGAAATTTGCAATAATGGGATACATGTTTTAAAGAAAGCCAGTAAGGGCTATCAACTTTTCATATTATTCCGGGAGACGGGCTTTTTCAAAGCCATCGAGAACAAAAAACTTTGGGATCTTAACGCCACTCCATTCAAAGCGAAATACTATGATCCAAGGACTTACCGTAATACAACAAGTGGGTTGATTTATCCGATTGCTTACGCTAACAGGAATAACATAGGAACTGGCGGGGTAAATACTGGCTTTGTAAGAATACCATTTTGGTATTACAAAGACATTATCAACCAGATATTTATCGATGCTGGCTATACCAAGGTTGGTAACGTATTCAGCAATACGAAATATTTGAATATGGTGGTTAACGCCTGCGGGTCAATCGCTGGATATAATACTGACTTCGTGGCCCTTAGGTCCGTCGATGTTTACGTAGCCACAACTCAGGTAATTGTAATATCGGGAGGAACACCTGTAAATATTAATTTCACCGGCATTCGTAACTCAGGAAACAACCCATTAGGATATTGGGACGGCACAAGTAAATACCTGACGAATGACACAGACATACCATCTGGTCAAGCTGTGTTTGATGCGAATTGTAGACTTAACGTTTCCTTTACGGGGAGCGGAAGCATCGACATACGGGTTAGCTTATTCTCCGGCGCCAATACGATCATAGACATTGTGGACTTACTTTCCGTTGGGGCCACTCCCAAAACAGCAAGTCTGGACTATTCAGGCAATTTTATTGGAGGCACATTGCCCTACCAGCTCAATGGCACAGGACATGGACTGCGGGTTCAGATACAGAGAATCAATAGTACTACCGGAACGATCAACGTTGTTTCCGGAAGTATGCAGATTTATCCGTTGACAAATCCTACAACGTTCACCAACTCAGGAGCGGGCATAGCGCCATACGCATACTATGCCGATCTTCTTCCTGACATGAAACAAAGCGATTTCATAAAAGATTTCATGGTTAGATTTGGTCTTTTGTCTTCAGAAAAGAATGGAGTAATCACTTTTAAAAGCTACAACGAGATAATAGCAACCATCACAGGAAAAGATTACACAGATAAACGTGTCGATGATCCGGAGGAAACAACATTCAATCCATTATCTTACGCACAAGAAAACCTATTCAAGTATTCAAGTGCTGATGAAATTTCAGACTCAGTGGATGGGTCTGGTTCAATAAATATAGCTAACACCAACATTACCGACAGCAAAACGATATATACCTCACCATTTGCCAAAACTTTAACGGCCACAGGCCAGACAACACTAGGCAATATCATTTGCGCGAACATCCCTATCCTTGATCCAACAGATCTACCAGAATACTTAAACACATGGAATGCCGATGCAGGTCCTCGATTGTTGTTAGTGCGAGACAGGTATTCATACGAGCCTGTTTACCCGGTGGGAGCATCGGCAACAGATTATAAGGTTGCTTACTTCGAAGATGGCAACCAGACCAACCAAATGACATTCCAGCAGTTTATAGACGACGACTATAGTCTGTTGACGGAGATTCTTCAAAAAGCGAAGTTGGTAACTAGAAATTATATTGTCGATGAAAATGATATTTCTACGCTATCATTTCTGGAACCGATATTCGATACAGATTCCTTTTTCCTTCTGGACACTGTCGGTCCATTCGTTCCAGGTAAGAAGACAAAATTCAACATGCTTAAAATAGGATAGAGAATGGAAGAGATCATTTATAAGATCGAGGTTGAGGATGCCGGAGCCAGCAAGGCGGCTCAGAATATAGCCAACAGTCTGAACAAGGTCGATGATACCGTAAATAAATCAAAGGGATCACTCAGTGGTTTTACGGGAGAACTTGGTAAGGCTGTGCCAGCTGTTGGGCAGCTTACGACAGCATTCAAGGCAATGATCGCTACGCCAGTTGGCCTTGTTATGGCAGCCATAGCAGCAGCCATCGGGGTTATCACGGCGGCAATCAAAAAGAGCGAACCGGCCTTAGATCTTATTGAAAACGCATTCAATGCCATAGGAACGATAGCTAACGTGCTAATCGATAACCTGAAAAATATAGGAATGATTCTTATAAACCTGGCCACTGGAAATTTCCCGGCGGCTATACAGGGGATCAAGAATCTGACCAGCGAGATAAAGAATGCGGTCGTAGCAAGCCAGCAGCTCTTGGATTTAGAAAGGGATCTTGAGGATGCGATGTTTAATTTCAGGTTGGCCACCGCAGATGAAGAAAACCAGCTTAAGGCTTTGGTAATTGCTTCCAAGAACAGAAACCTGTCACTGGACGAACAAGCGAAAAAGCTTAACGAAGTCTTAGAAAGGGAAAAGGAATTGGTTGCTGGGCGCGAGGACCTTGCACGAAGAGAGGCCGTGATAGGCATCAAGAAAATAGCGCTCGATAAAAACGTAAGGCAATCGGATGATGAAACATTTGAGCAGTTTGTAAAAAACCTTGTCAATTCTGGTAAGTTTTCAAAAGAAGAAAATGAGAAGATTGTAAGTCTTTACGAAAAGCAGAAATCTGCCGCTTCTGACTCTCTCTCTTTCCAAGAGAAGGTATCCAACATGCAGGATGCCATTGCCGAAAAAAGGGCGGCCGCCAATCAAAAGCAAATAGAGGATGCAGATGCGCTGGCAAAATACATACAGGGTATCATCGATGGTTTGACCAGCTCACAGATGGCGGCAGAGCAACAGGCAAAAGCCGCTCAGGATGAACGATTATCAGGATTAAGGGAGTCTTCAAATGAGGAAGTAAAAATTGTCACTGATGCTACTTTAGCTATTCAAAACGCACGCGAATCGCTTAATAAAAAGGTTATCCAAAGTGATCAGGCAGCAGCAAAAGTAAAACAAGGAATCAGCGAGGGTAACATTGCGACAATAGGAAGGGAAGCCGGATTTATTGCCGCTAAAACAAGAGAGGGAAGCGCCCTTAACAGGGCAGCACAATCGACAAAAATAATAATAGATACAAGAGCGGCAGCTATGGGTTCTTATGCTGCCTTGGCTGAAATACCATTTATTGGACCTGTATTGGCGGCTATAGCTGCCGGTGTAGCTATCGCTTATGGGGCGCAGCAATTAGCGGCCGTAAATGCAGCGCCAGGATTTGCGCGTGGTGGATTAACCGGTAAGAGAATAACCAGCAATGACGGAACGCCAATTAGCCGTAGCAACGGAGATAATATTTTAGCTACCGTTAAAACAGGGGAGGTGATCCTGAACGAACGGCATCAGAAATTATTGGGTGGAGATTCTACATTTGCTCGTATCGGAGTTCCCGGCTTTGCTAATAGTGGTTTTGTTTCTGCCGGTCCGGAGACGACAACTATATCAAGACAGATAAACGACAATAGAATTTTATTGGGCATTACCGATGCAATCCGAAATATGCCGCGCCAGGTGGCAATCATTGAAGAGATTGAGGCTTTAAATCAACAGCGGGTAGAAATACGCGAACAGGCAACCATATGAAAATGAAAGAACTTTTTGATAATGGTACGATGTGCTATCTTAAAGACGCTGGCGCCATCACGCCGACCGTTTTCAGATACAAAGAACTACATGACGAGCTAAAGAGAACACAAGAGGTAGTCAAAACTTCAAAGACTCAAGCTGTTTCCATTGTTGCGGACAAATGCAAGGTCGGCGAGAAAACGGTGTGGCGTGCCGACCGTTTTATGAAACGATGATTACGGTCATTCTTTGGATAGTACTTTGATGATATACATCATCGAATTTTATCCCCATGACGGGGATCATCCTGATTAATGACGCGATAGGTGCCTATCTGGACGAACAAGGCCAGATGAAAGGAGTACAGCTTATCAACGTCATAGAGCAGGTTAAGAAACTACCAGAGGGAACAAAGGTAGTTAACGTACAGATTTCCTCACCCGGCGGCCTTGTCTCAGAAGGTGACGCCATTTACGAATATCTCAACTCACTCAAAAAGCAATACCAGGTCAATACCGAGCAGGTAGGACTTGTTGCTTCCATTGCCACCAAGATTTTTTTAGTAGGGCAGATCAGAACGGCGGATTCGAAATTTGATTTCGTCATTCATAACCCGTGGACCGATCCTGGCGCAGGTGATGCGGCCTATATGGCTGACACCTACGAAAAGCTATTGGCGGAAGAAGATAAGCTCAGGAAGTTCTATTCCAAAGAACTGAACATTACCGAAGAGGGCCTCGCCCCTTTGATGGACCAAGAAACCAATTTAACAGGAGAGCAGCGTGTGTCTTTAGGCTTCGCAACGACTTTAAAATCAGCTCCTGTACTAGCATTGTATACAAAAGAAAAAAAAGGAATGAACCTTAAAGAGAAGATTAAAGCATTGTCCGATAAGGTTTTGGGCAAAGCAGAAGTAAAAGCACTGGATCTGCATTTGGCGGATGGCACCGTATTGGTGAGTGATGCAGCCGATGCATCTACGCTGGTAGGATCTAACGCAATGAAGGACGGAAACCCGGCACCAGATGGAGATTATCCGGCAGCAGATGGTTCCGTTGTTACCGTAGCTGGCGGAAAGATTACCGTGGTGATGCCACCAGCACAGGATAAAACTACAGAAGCTCGCTTTGCGGCACTCGAAGAAAGTGTGGGCAAGATCGCCGATGCGGTTATAGCACTCAGCACAAACGTATCTGCTTCAATCGCTGCAAAAGTAACCGAGGTTGAAACCAAGGCAAAGAAGGAATTGGACGCTCAAATCAACGCCCTTAAAACTGAGATCGGCACTACCCACGAGCCTAAAAAAGCAGCAAGGGTATACGCTGAAAAAGGCACACCAGAGGGTAACAAAGGTATACGTGCCCGTGCATTGGAAGTAGAAGAACGAATCAAGAAAACAGGTAAATAACCATGGCAGCAAGCCCAACACTAACCAGTAATTACAACGGCGACGTATTAGATTACATCGTTGAAGAAGCGGTTGTAGGTAACGAAGCATTCGACAAAGGATCGCTTTATGTTATCGACGGCGTTCAAAACAAGATCAGCGTTCCAAAGATGGTATCTTCTGCGAACCCGATCAACCGCCGCGAGGCAATGCCAACGACCAAGAGCGCGACAATCACGTGGAGTGAGGCAACGATCACGCCTGTAGAAATGCAGATCTACGTGAACGATATCAACCCACGCATTTTCGAGGCGGCGTGGAGAGAGTTCCAGCCTAAAGGCTCATTACCTGACAAGGTAATGGATCCGCGTGTACAGAAAGTATTCGCGGACGTTGTACTCCGTCAGGCTAAAAAGCAGATGGGTAAATTGATCTTCCAGGGTGACACAACTTTGGCGTCAACGGACCCTATGTCGTTCTTTAACGGTTTTGCTACCCTTTCGGCAGCATCTTCAACAAACATCGACGTAGCTAATATTGGTCCTGTTAACCAGGCCACTATCATCGCAATTCTTGAAGCAGTTATCGCTTCAATTCCAGATGCGTTATTTGACGATCCGGATTTCAAAATACACATGAGTACAGCGGCTTTCCGTGCTTATCAGGCGGCAGACCGTGCGCTCCTTACAAAAGGATCTCCAACTTATGGAGCGGCAGCAGAAGAGTACGGCGGAAAGAAGATCGTGTACTATAGCCAGTTCCCTACCAACGTAATTATCGGTTGTGTTGCCAACACAGGCACAGAGTCGAACTTCTACGCAGCGGTAGACAAAGTGAACGATATGGATAATTTCAAGATCGAGAGACTGCGCCCTGAGGGTGAATTGTTCTTCCTTCTTGCGAAGTTCAAGATGGCGGTAGGGTTCCGCCTCGATTCAGAATCAGTTTATTACATCGGATCATAAAATTTTACAGATATGCCATCAAATCCAATTACCGTATTAACGGTAGGAAACGCAGCAACAGATAACAACTCCTTCGAGTCTAAGGGCCGAAAGTCACTGACACAAGCGTATGCAGCTACAAGCATTCCCCTTTTAGCAAAAGGGGCGGCAGTCCAGTACTTCGCTTACGCGATGCTTACCGGCGCCATGACGATTAACGCAGCTACAGTGTTGGCCAATTTGAGCCAATGGGATGAGGTAAACTTCTTTTTCGATGTGGACGGTACGCAGCGTATCGTAACATTCGGAACAGGGTTTCTTTCAGTAGGAACAGTAACAATTCCTATCGATAAAGGCGCTTGTGTGTGCTTTGTGTATGACGGAACAAACCTCCGTGAGAAGTCACGGGCGATATACGCATAATGGCAGCAGTAACTAAGATAACCAGGTCACAGGGAGTCACAGCGGTAACTCTACCGTATGCGGCAACCTCAACGCCTAAACTGCAAAGTCAAAGCGCACTGGATCTCCATGTGTGCTATGCGCAGTTGACGGGCAACATGACAATCAATGCCGACGTATCCAAGTTGCAACAGTTCCAAAGAATAGTACTCTACTTCTCGGCGGACGGATCAACTAGGACCGTAACCTTCGGTACCGGATTTATCAGCGCCAGCACCCTTGCTGTTTCAGCAAACAAGGACGCCATTGCTGCCGGGTATTTCAACGGAACAAACATTATCATTGACTCACAAGCAATCGGATCATAAAATATGAGTTGTGGAACACTTTCGAGGAGCGTAGTAATAGATTGTGAAAACCCTTTGCCTTCCGGCATCGGTGGCGATAGTCTTCTGGTGCTTTATAATCTAACGGAGGTGTCGTTCACATATTCGGCAAGTACACCTGGATTGATCACGGCTATTACCTTGGCGTCCGGAGCTTCCGGCTATCAGTACCAAGGCTACAACGCTTCGTTAAAGCCATCGGTTGACTTTGTGGACGATGCGTCTACGAGAACCATGGTAAAGCATCGTACGAACTTTTTGGTATTCGCGAACGACCAGCTTACAAAGAACGAAATCGATACCCTTAAAAACGGTCGATATGTTGCAGTGATCCAGAACAACGGACTTGACAACAACGCCTTTGAGGTATATGGAGCGAAGAACGGATTGAAGATTAAGCCACAGAAAATCAGAGACTTGCAGGAAAACGGAGCGGCTTATAACCTTCTCTTGGAAACTCCTGACAATGAACTGGAGCCTAAACTTCCGGCTACATTCTTCATTACATCGTATGCAGCTTCTTTGACAGCGTTACAGGCAACCTTGTTTATTCCTACGGTTACGAACATTTCTGATCTTCTCTTGCAGGTAGCCGGCGGAGACACGGAAACAATCACAGGAACAAACTTCTACGGCTCCGGTTCAGCTCCGGCGGTATCTTCGGTCCAGTGGATCAACCAGGCAACCAAGGCAGCTACTACTCAGACATTTACGGTGGCCTCTGCCACATCGATTACATTCACATCGGTGGCTCTGGCAGCGGGCACATATAAGCTCAGGGTAACGACTACCAAAGGCGTTGCAGACAGCACACAAACGGCAGTAGCATCATGACGAAATATTATTTCAAAAACCCCGGCGAAGTGATAACACGTCGGGGTCATGCAGACTTACACAGCGGAAACCTGACAGATGAGGCGTACCATGCGCTCGTTAAAGAGTTTCCGGGATACGAAAGTCATTTCGAACAGATAGAAGAAGTAAAACCCACAAAAAAAGTAAAAGACAATGGCAAAGAAAAACAACCTGAATGAAGATGAAGTACAACTCGAACTACCAAAAAGTGATTTCGACGTTCTTCGTTCCAAAAGGTATTCTTTAGTATTCGGATCTATCCTAATGCCTGAACTCATTGAAGGCCGTATGGAATGGATCAATGTTCCTCAAAACAGATTTGACCAGAAAGCACAGGACAAACTATTTGACTTCTGGAAGCGCATGAAAGAGGAAGAGCCAAAATTTGATATCGAAGCCAAAGTAAACAAACTGCTCATTGAAGTTAAATGATCTATGGCTACAGGTACGATGCACAGCGTAACCGCATACCGAATTGGATAGACAGGCGCTATAAGATTCAGGGCTACGGCGAGGATAATCTTTATCCACAGCGGGCCATGATCGCCCGGGACAACTCAAAAACAGTATTGCCGTGTACGGCAGCCTACGCAGAATTTTTAAGCGGCGGCGGGTTTACAGACCCGTCGCTGTCTGCATTGGTTGTCAACCGTAAGGGGCATACAGCAAACGACTTATTGGACCACATTGCCCGCTCGATGAGTTGGGCCAATGGCTTTTTTATCCACGTAGGGTATAACCTGAACTATAAGATTAGCTCATTGAAGCTATTGAACTTCGAGTACAATCGATTCGGGCTACCCGACGAAGACGGGGATTTCTACGACATAAAGTATTGTACCAACTGGGAGAATGACCCGAATAAAAATTACAACGGAGCAGTAGAAATTTGCGATTATCCGACTTTCAATCCATATCCCGAGGTTGTAAAATCCCAGATCGAAGCCGCAGGCGGAATTCTGAACTATAAAGGACAGATATTCTATTGGACACCAGAAGAAGGACAGTACCCAAGATGCACTTTCGATGTGGTCTTAGATGAAGCCCAGACGCAAACAGAAATTGCACTGTTCGATTTATCGATGGAGCAAAACGGGTTCAAGGCAGGGCACGTAATGACGTATCCAGGCAAGTTTGAGACGCCAGAAGAACAGTCCATGTTTATGAAGGGCATCAACCAGTTTACTGGCCGTGGCGCTGGATCGGTTCTCGTTCTTGAAAATCCTGACGGGACATTAAAGGCGAATGAGATCATTACGCCGCTGCAAATGCAGAACACGGACGGGCTTCACACGAACGTAGACAAGAGAACAAAGGACGCGATCAGGGAAACTTTCGGTATGCCTCCGGAAATTATAGGCTACGTTCCGGAAAGTGGAGCCTTCTCGACGCAGCAGATGCAGGACGCGTACACCTATTACAATCTTAAAACACAGACAGGCAGAAATATCATCAGTCGCCAGCTAAAGAAACTTTTCACGAACTGGAAAGATCCTATTGCTACAACTTTCGATATTCTACCGAAGGCATATTCCACAGGAACGCAAACAATGACCAACAATGGCTAACACACCGATCATATCACTACAGGATTTGTTAGAAGTGATGCCTATTGCGGAGATTCCACAGGAAAGAATTGATCAATATATCTGTGAAGCCCAGGAATTAGACTTGCGCCCAGTCCTTAACGATGCTTTATACTATGATTTCATGCTAAAGTACAATACAGTTGGCGATCCGATGTATACAGCATACCAAAACTTACTGAATGGGACGACATGGTTGACAAACGGCGTCACTGTTCAGTTTTGTGGGGTTAAACCGATGCTGGCGCGTTATGCGCTGGCACGGTTTATACCTATGAACGGCGTTAACGTTACCCGTTATGGCAACCACCGCAAGCTTAACGACAAAAGCGAAGCCATCGAACAAACTTCAATCACTTATGTGGTGAATAACATGAGGTCGGCGGCAATCGCGTACCAAAATCAGGTCACTTATTACCTGCAAATGAACCCAAGTACATACCCTTTGTATGCAAGATTACCGGATAAGAGTGTTAATAAAACAGGGATGAGCTTTTTTTCATCGCGAGGACCCAACAGTCGTCCTTTTGGATGGTATGATGGGGTTTTTTACTCTTAGATATTGATCATGACAACAAAAGCGACATTTGATCCAGCAAGAGAATTAGACCTGTTTTTTAGAATCAACAGGGACGCCACCAACACTTTCAATTTTGTTGACCCGGCCGGCAATCCATACGACCTTACGGGAAGAACTTTTGTGCTGAACATCAAACAGCATGCTTGGGATAACACGAATTTCTTTCAGCTTACAACATCCGGAGGGTTAACGGTAGGAACTTCAACGATTGACGTAACACTCACGAAGCCGCAAACGGCAAAGTTTAGACAGCAATACTATTTCTGGGAGCTTGTTATGACAAAAAGCGGATTAGAAAAAGATTGGCTAACAGGTTACGCATGGTTCCATAATGGGAAATTTGATGGCGTGGGAAACATGGTTACAACGATAGCAATTTATGATAAGGGACAGACGATAAACATAACGATAAAATGATACGGGAGGCTGTACAGGAATGATACAAAAGCTTTTTGACTCATTCTTAATAAACCACTTTTCAAGTGTCGATCGATTTGATGGATTGATCATGTGGACGATTTGTACAGGCTTCATTTGGTTCTGGCAAATACGATTTAAAGACAAGGCCATAAGAGGCATGGAGGGGAGTAACTTTTTTTGGGAAGGTCACGAGCAGACTATTTATTGGTCATTAATGTCTATGTGGCCTATCGTTTTTAAGGCGGCGTTTATATCAAATGTCCCAACCGAAGTTTGGTATTTCGTAGGTTTCCTCATGGGGTTTTCACTTCTGGGTAGAGGCATTTTAGATTATGCTTTGGCTTTCCTTGGAAGGAATCCTGTTAAGCAACAAGATGAACCTGTTAAAGTAACGACAGACACAAAAACAGAAACAACAATACAGAATAAGTGAAAAATATCAATAAAAAATATGGCTCAGACTATTAAAATAGGAGAAGAGGTAACAGTTGGAAACGTTGCTGTAGAATACCTGATAGAAGAAACGGTAGTGATATTGGATAAACCAAATCAGATTTTTGCTATAGAGTGTAATTCTGCCAATTCAGGGACAATACAATTTTCTGTTGGCATAACACCACCGAGCGCCCAAAAGGCATATATAGCAGGTTCTAAATTAATTTTAAGCGGCGTATCAAATGGATTTAGAAATATTTGGGCACTTGGAAGCGCTGCTGGGCAGAAATTCACCGTGTCTTAAAAATGAATAGAAGATATAAGGCCAAGCTTTATAATTGGTGGTTCTGGAATTCATCAGGAGCCACAGATACCACTCCTGACGGAAAGCAACTGTTCTTAATGGGTGGTGATTCTATCTATGAAGGAGCCAGCGAAGGAACCACAAACACACCAATTCCAGGGGCGGGGGTACTTTATGAGTCTACCGGATCGGTGCTGAATGCTGTCGATGCAGCCTATATTTCCTCTAACCTTATCGGGAAAGGAATGGCGCCCCAATTCGCCATTAACTACAACGCCGATACTGGATATAAAGTAGTCATTTGTAACGGGGCCAAATCAGGATCTTCGTTCAACAACGTCACGGCGGGCTTAAGTTGGGATACGAACGGAACGTTGTATGCAGCTTTCGTTACGAAGGCCCGAAATACTATGACATTAATGGGGGTCACTGTCCCCAAGAAGATATTTTTCAATCTTGGCATCAATGACGGAAGTTTAACACTCGCTCAGATAACTGGACTTATTGATAGACTTACCGCTGACTTTCCGGGTGTTGATATTGTATTTAATCAGATCGGCGACGACGCAGTAAGGACGAATCCTGTTTCAAAACGCAATTTGTTAAAGCAGGCCGTCATGCTTTACTCTCATGTGTATATAGGTGCTAACAATGCCGCATTACTTGGTGCTGGCATGTATCAGCCTTCATCGCCTCACCCTACACAGATAGGATGTAACATGCAGGGTGCTATATTGGCTAGATGGATGAGAAATTCGTCGTATTCGAAGTGGGGAAGATCTGCTATATCTTCTCTATTCGATGAGTTGGGCATGAATACGAACGGCACGATAAGCAGGAAAGATTTACTGGATAATTTCGTAACGGCACTCGGACCTTCGTATTTCTCTTTAGAGGAATTGTTATTATTCAAAGTATCGAATGCTAACAATATCTTTTGTGACTTGGCATTCTTGCAGCAGCCTCAGAATCCTGGAGCGGCGGTATTGACGTTGAATGATAGTATTGCCACCAACGGAACAACCTATCTTTCAGAAGGATGGATTTTATCTAAACTACAAATTGCCGGAACACAGGATAATTTTTCAGGATTCAAGATAAAAACAAACAGTACCCCCGCGGGCACGTTGGCGTATGCCTTTGGTGGTCAGTTCACCGGAAATCAGCTACTCGGTATCAAGCAGAGAGCTACGAGTGATCTTATGTTCTCCTGCTTCGATGCTAACAGTGGAGTAGTCTATGCAACACATACAAGTTTCCAAAATAACACAGCATACATATGCGCCCGAAATTCAGGTAATGAACTCGGTTACGTTAATGGCGCGCAGGTCTTTAATCAGACGGTGTCTTTCGTTGGTACCCCATCAACTCCTGTTATAGGAGGTCTAAATACGGCTAATACGTATCCGGCGGCAACGCTTGCGTCAGGTATTACGGCATCGTTCGAATACTTCGTATCTGGAAAACAAAGTACGATGAACCACGCAACGCTCTATTCAGCATTGGAAACATTAATGACTAACTGGTAAAAAGATATGGCTAAGAAAAAGAAACCGTGTAATTGTAAGAAAGAGAAGTCAGAGAATTATGGACCCCTCGTTATTGTGGCCCCCCAATGGGTGCTTTCTAACGAGGCATTTACTACCTTTGTACAGGAGACAAGGCATGAAGGAGGATATGTGGACGTACTGATTACCGGCGTTCCAACTTGCATTCCAACTCCTGGTCATCCATGCCCTAAGCAATGAAACTAGAATGGGAAATATTCCTGTGGATCCTAGCACGCTGTATATTTATCGCGCTGCCGGATACCTATGTGGACCCCTTCCCATTCTCCGATGACGGTATGCCGTTGTCCTCTTACGGTTGGGTAATGATCGAAATGGCGTTCTTATGCCGACTTGCTTATAAATGGTGCCGATCTGAGACCAAGCATTTTAAAACGGCTGTACTATTGTTATGTTTTTTGATGTTCGATTGGGCACACTTCATTCTGTTCAGTAATTCAGCCTACAAAATGATTGGAAGCTACCCATTGACGAATAATGTCATTATGTTGATAGCATGGGGCATATATGTACTGATTCGAGAAAACACGAGGATTGATTTATAACATAAACAACGGTACTTTTATGTATGTCTGTAGAGGCAAAAGAGATAGTGGCGGTCATAACAGCTTTCGGGCTGATGATCGGATTATCTTTGCTTCGCCGGTGGCTTCGCAAAAGGAAGTTGGAAGTAACACAACTGAAAAAAGATGTACTATCTAATTCCGTCCACCTTCCTACAGATTATGGGAAACGCACCGATAGACGGTAGCTGGTTTTTGGGTATCGCCGTTGCCGGATTCTCATTCTTATGCTGGCAGCAATTCAAATCGATACGCGAGGACATTAAAGAGATCGACAGCGACGTAAAGGACATTCGATCTGTGCAGCAGGATCAGGCTTTGGATATAGCCAGGATTAAGATACAATTAGAAAAAACAAGATGAGACCGAGTGAATTCGTAAAACAGTTTGTAGGGCAAAAGGAATTGCCCGGTAACATCTTTCAAAGCACGTCAGTGATCGGGAAGATGCTGCACGCGGCCGGTCAACAAGATGGGCAAGCGTATTGCGCCTACACAGCCGAAGCAATGTTCAAAGAATGCTACCCTGAAAAGTTTGAAGTGCTGGATAAGCTATTCGACGCCTCAGCGGTAAAGACATTTAAGAACTTCCAAAAGGCAGCTTACCCAATTGGTCACATGCCACAAGTTGATTGCCTTGTAGTATGGCAGAAATACGTTAACGGTGTAGCTGATTGGAGAGGGCATTGCGGCATCGTTACAAGCGTTAACGGTCAACGTTTTGAGAGTTTCGAAGGGAATACTGGCAGCGGAGATCCACGCGAGGGTGATGGGTTTTACATTAAAGCTCATAACGCTGAGTTAGGATATTCTGTAAACAACGGTCTAAGGTTGCTAGGTTTCGTCCAGATCTCAGGATCGAAAGTATGAAGTACCTAATTCCCATCGCATTTCTTTTAATAAGCTGCTCACAATCATGGTACTGCAAAAAGTGCCTTAACGGCGCAACGGTCATTCACGACAGCATCACAGTACGCGACACGGTAATAACAAAGACCATCGACGTCGATACCGTCTTCAATACGCGAATAGTTCACGTAGGAGACACGATCATAAAGAGGGAAGGGAAGGCCACAATTCGATACATCAAGCTCCCAGGGGACACCGTAAGGCTCGAAGCAGAGTGCGAAAGCGATACCCTATATATCGAGAAGAAAATAGATGTTCCGGTGGAGGTCAAGGTATCGACCGGCTGGCCGCTCTGGAAGGTCATAGCTGCTATTGTGGCGGCTTTGCTCGCTGGCGGTTTTATTGTGAAGCTATTCGGGAAATAAAAAAGCCCCGTATTTCTACGAGGCTCTCCATTAATTGATGTACTTCGAATCCCATTCTTCGTGCTTACGCATTGTGAAGAGATTCCAGAATATTACCTTAATCCTGCGCGTCCAACTCAGATCATTTCCCCACTTGTGGATGAGGTAGAAGTATTCCTCATTGATCTTGTAGAAAAGAAGAGGGTCTTCCGGCTTAGCTTGAAGTCTGAAACTTTCCTTTGGTGCCATTATATAGGCGTTCGTTGGCGTTTTTTTGTCTTTAACTTCAACTTTAGGCTCTTCTTTTTCCGCCGTAAGACCATACATAGCCCTCCATATCGATGAAATTCTGCTTATGTCCCAAAAATTGGAATCCCAAATATTCTCTTCCTTTCCATTCAATGTTACGCCGTGATTCAATTCGAAAGCAGATACTTTCAATGGTAACTCTTTATCAAGTTCGCCGCAATAGAATTCAGAAGGAAGGAAACGAAGCTTATATTTCTCGCAAATCGATTTGACCTGCGAAACGTGGAATACTCGCTCCTGATGAAACTTTTGAGTCTCAGCGCGAAGACGCGCAATCTCTGCCTTTTTCTTTTCGTCCTGTTTGATCTGCGAATCCATGCCGAGTTTCTTAATAATCGGATCCTCTTTTAGTGATCCAAATGTTTCAAATTGCTGGATTTGAAGTAGTTCGTGTGCTGTAACTACTTTGCGGTTCTCTTTCAAAAGTTCTGTTTCTAAGTTCATTTTTTATAGGGTTTAAATGTATTTCTTATCTGGTTATTGGTCCGCCTGTGGGGCTAGCTTTATAAAAATGTCGTACTTGTTAACACTAATGAAACTAGGTGTTAAGGGTTGATTGAACGTTAACAATGAAACCCAAACCTTTCCGGTCATCAGCAATTTAATACGCTCTTTGAAAGTCAACTGCATACAGAAAATGACCTGTCCTTTAGGATCATTTTCAACACGATGCGCAGGGAGTGGTAAATACTCTGGTTGATTCTCAGCGAACGTAACGTTCTGTTCAGGAAATTTTATTGGCTTCATTTTCAATTTTTGCTTTACGTGTATATCCAGATTTTTCGAAATCGCTTATCCATTGAAGACGTTTCATAGACCTATTAGGCCCATACGGCTGCAATCGGAAGTGTCCTCGAACTTTGAATGCCCCAGAAGAGACGAGGTTAGTGTACCAAGTTGAATCAATGACTGTAATACTGTTTGGCGTCTTGTTGTTATAGATCGCTGAAACACCTCGTTCATCCCAGATCTGAGTGTTGGGCGTCATTGTTTTAGTTTCGACCTCTGCGAAGTTGATGAAAAGTTCTGCGGCCAGGATAGCCCGTAACGACTCTGAAACGATATTATCGTGTACCTCTATGCTACTAATAGGGGGAACAGAATTATAAGACCTAAAAGCAGGACTGTCGTTTTTCTCTCTATCCAAATTAACTGCAAATAAGCTTCCCCAATGACGCTTGCCATCACCACAGGACACTTGGCACATAATGTTTAGTTTATCCTTTTCCTGGTCGATAAGCATTGAATACATCAAAAGGTGAGGGTGGCCCAGTTTTGAAACGAACATCAACCCGCGACAAGATTCTTGTAGTTCTCTTCGATGTGGTAAAAGCTTATCGTATGACTCCAACATAGGAGTCATTATCGGTCTTGCGATGTAGGTTAGATTTGTTTTTGCAACGTCGATAATGCTTTCAAACAAGACGAGAATTTTAGGGTCAGCCTTCAATCGATAAAGGTTCAAGACCATATCTCTGTCAAATAGAGCAGGAAACTTTTCCTGATTTATCTTCATGGTCTCACCGGCATATAGTATAACATCCAGAAATATAACGTAGTAATTACCATATATTTAACATCTTTATGAATTTTTGCCTCTCTGATTCAATATGTAGAGATATACTAAGCATAATCATTGTTGTTACAATAAGTGCTGAGCATGCCACCAAAGAATTCCAAACGGCATGAAGTCCGCATATGATATAACTATCATGAACGAACGGATCAGTAAGATCATTAATAGCCATGTAATGAGCTACGTTTAATGCAGCTAGTAATAACCTAGCGACGATTAAAGTGATATGTATGGTCAGAATTTTCATTTCAATATTGGTATAAGTTGAACAAAAAGACCAACCAGAGCGATTCCTATTTCAAAGCCAACCATGACGGTAGCTAATAGCCACGCCCCGTGAAAGGATAGGTTTAACTTTCGGATAAGCTTGTGTATTTCCTTCCATAGACGACGGCCTAAGCGGATCTTGAGGGAGCGCAGTTTCATTTTTTTAAGAATTTTTCTTCTAAAGTTTCTTCAATTAATCTGTTTCTGCCTTTTTGCAGCGTCTTTTCCCCGTCAATGCTTTCTATCAATTCAGGGTGCAAAGTCACCGAAAATCTAACTTTTCGCTGTTCTGGGGCCATTTTAGGCCGTCCTGCTTTTTTTCTCTTTCCCATGTCACAATATTAGTAGGAAAAAATGTGAAATAAAAGTGATGATTTATTTGCGTGTGAATTTAATTAGTGCGTACTTTGATTCATCAAACACGAAGAAACTATGAAAACGCTCATCTACTCAGTAAAAGAAATACCAGGCAAAAAAATAGCCTCTAAAAGGCAGTTAACGCATGCAGTTATAGGATCGGGTGATTATGACTGGATGGTTTCGGCTGGTTTCCAAAATATGGGTGCTCGCGAGGCGTACGATAAAGTAGAGGTTTTGCGCTGGTGCGATTCTTATGAAAACGCAATGAAAGGTATCAACCATTTCAAGAAAGGCTATAAGAACCTAAGAATAGTAGAGGCAATTTCAGAAATCAAATAAACTCGTCAGCGATGACGCCGCCCCTCGCGGATTCGGGGGAACTAAAAAAACTGTCACCATGAAAATGAGCAAAATTCATAATGAGCATTGGGAGCCTTCATTTGCTGGAAATGTCTGCATTGGAGTTCAAACAGTCGGATTCTATGGGCAAATGATATGCAATAGCATTCTTCCTGACAATGATCAGGACTATAAAAATGAAGAGGCTGATATTATTGCAAAGATGCGATTGATGGCAAGTGCGCCTGAATTATTGGTAGCATTGTTGGCAGCCAAAGAAGAGATATTGGCTTCATACCGTCTGCTTGAAATTGATAATCCTGAAAGAGGTTATGGTATTGATGGGGTCTTAACTAAGGTGGACGCCGCAATATCAAAAGCAACAAAAGTGGTTTCTTGACAGTTCCGCTTACCCCTCGCCTCGGAAACAGAGCCCTTCCGAGTGTGAGGGTGTAGGGGCAAAACGAAAATTTTAAACTCATCAGCGATGGAGAATAACAAACTAAAAACATAAACTTCATGAATACACAGGAGCAAATTGATTTGGAAAAGAGCAAGGTAAAACTGAATGATATCCATACATTCAGATGGTTGGAGCGGCTGGAAACACGCGTTAATTCTATTGAATCACTCAAGGCGGATATTGAAAAGCAAAAAAATATATCCAGTGGATGGGCGCGCATGGCCGGTCAATCAGACGGGTTATTAGCCGAAGCTATTGACTTGTTGACAGAGGCGTCAACAGCCGATTTTAATTCAAATCTCGGTGCCAGAATCAAATCATTTCTCACTAAAACAAGGACGCAAAATGGAAGATAAGAAGCCAGATTTGTTTGTCACTTGCCCAATGTGTTTCACAATTGTTCCTGTAGCCTTACCAGAAGACTCGCGTATCCAGCAACTCGAATCCGATAACGCCAGCCTTCAAAAGGCTTTAGAAGGGTCAACAGCGGGATACGAGGCTAAGAAAATAGAATCGGATAATTTAAGATCCAGCCTTTTCGCCTTACAGATGGTTCACGAAGAAGGCAACGAGATCATCATAGCTTTGAAAAGAGAGAACGCCTCCTTAAAGGAAGAGCGTGACGTAATCGTTGCTCAGGCTAATAGAATTGAAATAGCGCGGCTTCAATCCCAAGTAGAAGAACTGAAAGCAGGGGACGAACTTCGAGAAGCAAAATTGAAAGAAATGTTTCGCATGACGGGCCTGCATCCAAAGGTAGAAGACTGGGCAAACAAGATCACAGAACAGGAATTGATAATTCAAGGAATTGAAGAAGGTTCCGCTGAATGGGAATCAAAGTCCAGAGACCTTCAATCCCAGGTAGACCTCCTGCGCGACACACTAATAGAAGTCCTTGAATCAATAACTCCAGGAGTTCCAAACACCGCGTGGTGCGCAAAAAGAATTTTAGAAGCCCTCGCCAAAACCGAACCGAAGCCATGAACACCGAGCGTTGTAACAACTGTGATTGCCTAGTAGAAGAAGGCACTACCCAATTAGTTCAGGTAACGGACTATTGGGGAAGGGAGGTAACGATGCCGGTATGTGAGTACTGCGCGGAGCCGGTAGAAGTAACGGCAACATGGCTTCCTTTTTCAAATATAATGTGGATATATTTTGTTGATGGTCTTGGATCTAATCGCAAAGTGATCGATGCCTACGGTAATAGCAAAGAAGAGGCGGTGAAACACTTTAGGGAAAAATGGGCAGAGACATTTAACAGAGACGTAGTTAAATTAGTAATCAAAGAAGCATGAAAAACAAAGGCCCCTTACACCTCACAGTAACCGTAGAGCGCCACGACTGGGCGGGATTTATGGTTACCGATGAAAACTACGAACCAGGTCATCCGATGGGAGTAGGCGATACTCCAAATGTGGCGATAAAGGACTACGCAGAGCAGGCGGAACAGTTCTACGTTGATCGATGTGGTTACGAGTCTTTCACTTACGAAGTAAAAACACAAACAGCATGAACAGAGAGATAAAATTTCGTCAAGCTCACTTTAGAATTAATGATGGTTCATTCCAAGGGTTTAGCTATTGGGGTCCTCACGAAGGTGGATTCGCTTCTCCATCGTATTGGAGCGGCTCAAGGTCAGGAGGGCACCAACAATATACCGGCATCAAAGACAAGAACCGCAAAGAGATTTACGAGGGGGATATCGTCTTAGGAAATGGTATAGATATTCCTTCTAAAATAGTTTGGGAAGTAAATGGATATGGCATTCAAAGAAAATCGATAATACATTTGACTGACAAAGCATGGGGTTCATTAGAAGTGATCGGAAACATCTACGAAAATCCTGAACTTTTATGAGCCGCACCTCTAAGCTATTAGCGCACTTACAATCTGGTAAGAATATCACGCCGAAGCAGGCATGGATTAAGTGGGGACTCTATCGTCTCGCGGATTCCGTGTGGAAATTAAAGCGACGTGGATACAAAATAGTGACACGGATTGAAAGGAAAGGAAATGATATTTACGCAACTTATCTAATGGAAAAATGAGCGCCACCCGAGAAGACATGCAGACCGCCGAGGAAGTTGGTTACACAGTCGCTTGCCTGGATCTACGCGCCATCCTCTTAGAGGAAATGAGCAAAGGAAACAAGACCATCGACTTATGGGAACTTGACAACAGGATGGAACAGAGAATGAACATCCGCAAAGTGACCGGCATGTCGTTGAACGAATCAGATTTTACACTACCACAATACCCTAAATTATGAACACAGAAACTAAAGGAACTTGGTTTTTCGTAGGCGACACATTGATGAAGAAAGTCGCCGAGAACGAGGATGCAGTCGTACTTGACTGCTCGCACCCACGCCCGCTAAGTGCAAACGATAAGCATATAATAGTCAATGCCCCCGATCTTGCTAAACGTGTAGCGGAACTGGAAGCGGAGAATAAAGATCTGCACAAAAGAGTTTTCGACATACAGGAATTCAAGCGTAAGAGTGAAGACAATCTGGTTAATTCTATAAAGTTCGCTGAGGCGGATTTGGAGAAAGCTAACGCAGAGAACAAGCGACTGACCGAAGCATTAGAGGAAATCAGCAAATTAGATTTCAATGCCTCCGAGCCTTACGGATCATTTAAACAAGTTAAAGACATAGCCACCGAAGCCCTCAAACCACTATGAAAGTAGAAATAGAAGATTACAGAGATTGGACGATTTACTTCGATACAATCGAGGAACGTTTTTATAGTGTTTCTCAGCGCGATGATACAAGCAAGGAAAACCGTTCTTATTCCGCAGCGAAAAAAGCCATTGACGATTACCTGAGAGATAACCAGGAATTCAAGCCATTCAAGGCTATGCACAAAAGCCATCTTGAGATAATTGATATCGTAGGTATTCGAAAGGACGGCCGTTATATCACTGAGAGAAACGGCAAAAAGGAACAACTTTCAAGTTATGACGAAGACCGTTGGATCGTTTGGGATGACGCCTATATTCCAGTTGTTGCCGAAATACGTAGACTCCAAAACGAGCAAAGAAAGAAGGAAGATGAATTCGGCGACCTCATCAACTTGGAGCGTATAAAGTTCAACACAAAGCCACTCAGTCAAATCGAAAAGCCCTCACTATGACACCCTCAGCACAGACACAGATACCATACGACGAAAGAGAGCAACTTATAATCAGGTTGCAGGACTTCCAAAAGAAGCTAAACAAAGATCCAGACCCCCGAGAGCTGGACCCTACACCAGATGGAAAAGCAAAGACACTTCCTATTAGCTACGTTGAAATGACGCTGGACGAGCTTTACTTTGGCCTGTGGGACACTTACGACTATAAGTGGTCCGCTATCACCAACGAGGTTCAGGGTTCAATGGTCCTTGAAGTTATCCACCCGGTTACCGGCAAGCCAATCCGCCGGACCGGGGCGGCCTCAATCGTCATCATAGTGGATTCTCTGGACAAGCAGGATAAAGACGGCATGACCAAGCAGGAAAGAAACCTGTATGCCCTGAACCCTGAGAACAAGAAACCGAACGCGCTGGACCTGGGGTTTCCGAAATTAAAGGCTGAATGCCTCAAGAACGCTGCCCAGTCACTCGGAAAGGTTTTCGGTAGGGATATTAACCGTAAAAAGATCGACACGTATAAGCCCACTATTCAAGCGATAAGCTCAGAAGCTTTTGACGCAGCCGTTAAGAGAGTGGAGCAGGGAGATCTTTCCGTCATCACTTTGGCGGAACAGAACTTTATCATGACGGATTTGCAAAAGGAAATCTTACGCGGTGCGGCACCGGAAACCAAACGACTAAACTGATGGATGATTTTGACAAAGCCCTAGCCTCTGCCAGTGAGCAGGGGTCAGATAGATGGTTTGATATTCGCATAGGTCGATTCACTTCGAGCGAGTTTTACAAATTGATTCAGCCGGGCAAACGACTTATGACAGAGGAAGAATTAAAAGCCCGTCCTAAGAGTGGTCCCGGTTGCAAAACAACTACGACAGACGACAATAGCCGATTGAGTGAAGGTGGTGAAACATACATCTACCAAAAGGTTTCTGAGGTGTTAACAGGCCAGCCAAGAGCAGAGGTATATTCTTTTGCTACTTCGTGGGGCCAAGATTGGGAACCGGTCGCCGCGGAACATTACGAGAAAGTTTATGGCGTTAAGACTGAGCCTATTTCCTTCGTCCCTTGGGGCGATCATTTCGGGGGTAGTCCTGACCGGATTGTTGGCGATGAGTTGATAGAGATCAAATGCCCTCACGAACCAGCGAACCAGGTTAAGTACTTAATGTACACCGACGCGAACGACTTGAAAATGAATCATGCTGATTACTATTGGCAGATCATGTGTAACTTACTTTGGACGGGAAAGAAAGCTGCTAACTTTGTTACGTTCGACCCCCGATTCAAAGACGACAAACACAAAATGTCGCACATTAAAATATACCCAGACCCGAAAGCATTCGATAAGATCATCGAGCGCGGGAAGGTCGCGGTAACAATGAAGCTTCAAATGTTACAAACACTGAATCAATAAACAGGATCAGAGAGTAATCTTAGGCGTGGTGCTGTAGAGCGCAAAATTTGGGATGCTTTATACAAGAGAGCGACCATTGCCGATGTATCAAAAGAACTTGTTATTCAAATCAAATGGTACAACACCCAGCATCCATGAAAGCAGATAAATCAATTCTCGACGTTACTTGCGGTAGCAAAATGATGTGGTTTAATAAGGATAACCCAAACGTAATGTTTACAGATCAACGGAGTGGGATATTTATTTCTAAACTAGGAAGAAGGGTTGAAGTTAGCCCGGATATTCTTGTTGATTTCACCAAGCTGCCTTTTCAGGATAATTCTTTCAAATTGGTTGTATTTGATCCTCCGCACAGAAGAGATTTGACTGCCGGCAACTGGATGGAGGTTACGTATGGAAAGCTTACGGAACACTGGCAAATCGATTTGAAGAAGGGATTTGATGAGTGCATGAGAGTGTTGGAGCCAAGTGGTGTTTTAATTTTCAAGTGGAATACCAACAAAGTGAAGGTTTCAAAAATATTATCAATTCTAGAAGTAGAGCCTTTATTTGGACACACTACCAGCAAGAATACAATTTGGATGACGTTTATGAAAATTCCTAAACCATGAAAGCAGAAACACACCACATATTTTTACTCAACTCTGAACTGCGCTTAATTGTAGGGGACTTGCCTTCTAAACCTAATTACGCTGACTATACGCAGTCGGAACATGACGCTTATATCGCCAAGATCGAGCAGCTAAAGAAAGAGGCGATCAAGATAAAGCCTGATTATGATGACAAGCCCTTCGGTTGGGAAATGGGGCGATGGTTCTTGAATCATGTTGAGATCGAAGAAGGTGAGATTTATCCCGTCAATTGCGAGGTGGAGTATAAAGACATTCCAGAAGAAATCATTCTTCCTGACAAGCGAATACCAGCACACCGTGTAGCCATATTGAAACCCAAGCAAGAGCCTATAGAGACTCAGAATTTCTTAGTATGGTGGCCGGGCATAAATGATTCTAATATAAATGTAGATGTAACCATGAATCTATTTGATAGATTAGTAGAAGATACAAAAAATTGGGATCTTCCTACGAGCGAGGAACAGCACGAAAGAAGAATAAGATACATTCGAGAATGTAAGGAAAAGTTCGATAAGATAATGAACCAAAAGGACCCGACTCAGGACGAAGTCTGGGAAGACGCCAAGGTCCACATTATGGATGCAATCGGTACTTATCCATCGGGCCTCGTCGTTTCTATGGCTGATCGTATCATAAGGTACCTTAGGCAGAATAATTACACCATCACAAAGAACCAATGATCCCCGACGAGATACACAAGACCTATTTCAGAATCAGCGACGTCGCCAAAGCCTTAGACCTGTCCGTCGAAAGGATCCGGTACTACGACAACTATTTCGGGATTGTTAAAACCAGGGGGGCAGCAAACCGTCGCAAGTATACCGTTTCAGACCTTGGTAAAATGGCCATCATTGTGAGGCTAACGAAGTACTGCCATCTACCAGCGATAAAGGAGATCTTGCGCCAGAACGCAGCAGAATCGATTTTAGATATATTGGAGCCTAACAAAGGGAAGGAGCCTGTAATGAAGATAGCATGAGAAAGTGCCAGCATTGCAAACAAGAGAAGGACGACAAGGAATTTAAACCCTATAGCCCTCAATGTGGAGACTGTCGCAAGCTGATCCAAAAAAGATACCGGGAAAGGATATACAACGACGACCCCGCACATTTCAAATACAAACTACGCCGCGCGGCACATGCAAGAGCTTACAAGGAAAGGCAGAAAGCGGCTGGCATAGATCTATGGGTGACCGTTCCGGAACGCTACAAAGCTATCATGGCACTGATTTGATGACGACCATCGCGAAAAAAATTCTACGTTAAATGATTTGCGTCATGGGAAAGTTTTCTACATTAGCACTCGTTCAGAGGTAGAGGACCTGAACACAGAAGATAGGGGTACGACGCTTTCAGGGCGTCACAGTTTCAGGCCGGTATCTGATGCCAATTAGATCCGGCCAACTTTTAGGATTGAATTTTGTATGCTCACGGCACTGAGTATATTTGTATTTAAACATAGGGTCTTACATAGGGGAAGCGTGCCGGCCGAACCTAGGTGAGGCCCTTCTTTTTTTATGAGCCTATATCATTCTAAGACGAGTCGTAATTTTCCATTGGTGGAATTCGTAGACTACTACGACAAGATTTGCTCTATTCAGATATCAAGCCTTGCTACAGATGATTGTATCTGGCTCGGTATAAATGATGTTGAGCCTCAAATAATGGCCTCAGATGCCGCAAAGCTTGGGATTGAAACAACAGAAAAAGTAGGTTGGATTAAATATCCGATCCCTGATGAAGTACTATTGAGTTCACGTATGCACTTATCGCGTGAACAGGTTGCAGAAATACTGCCAATCCTTCAAAAGTTTGTTGAAACCGGAGAGATTCACTAGATGGCCGTCGAATCTCCTTATTTTTCGCACGACTTTAATTCCAGGAACGATACCAAGATGGTAGCACTCCGCATGAAAGAAGGTATGGAGGGCGTCGGCATATACTGGTGTATCGTGGAATTGCTTTACGAAGAGGGTGGGTTCGCTATGCTTTTGGATTGCGAACGCATAGCGTTTGACCTCAGAGTGAAAGTAGAAAAAGTGAAGCGAGTGGTGATCAATTACGAGTTGTTTCGGAACGATGGACAAAAATTTTGGAGCGAATCGTGCTTGAAACGGATCGATCTGAGGAATCAGAAAAGTGGCAAGGCTAGAGAAAGTGCCATAGAAGGCTGGAAACGCAGAAAAATGGATGCGAACGCATCGCCAACGCATAGCGATAGCAATGCTATAAAAGAAAGTAAAGAAAAGGAAAAGAAAGAAAAGGAAAGTAAAGTAAATACTGCCGCTGACGCTGAGTTATTGGTCTGGCCTACTTTCGATGATTTCTGGGAAGCATACGGTAAAAAAGTTGATAGACCCAAGTGTGAAAAAAAATGGATAAAAATTTCACAGGGGGCGCGCGAAAAAATTATGGATCACGTCCCGCGGTACGTCGAAACAACGCCGGATGTTCAATACCGAAAGAACCCACTAACATACCTCAACAACGAATCTTGGAATAACGAAATAGTAAAAGTCAATGGAAGACAAAATTCAAAAGGCGCAGATCTCAACAGCATTGCAGAGGGTATCACAAGACGCTTCAACGCAGCTAATGGCTCAGGGCAAGTTCAGTGAAGCTACAAAACTACTCCCTAAAACATTCAGGGAGGTATACGCGCAGCCTAAGGTCAGGGAGCAAATAAAGGCTGTAGGCATGGCTCCTGTAAAAGCGATGGTAGAATTCCAGTTGGGAATCCTGGCGTCAATCATGGTCACGGGAGGCAACCTAAACGACGCTATGATCGATATGATCTCGGATAACCTGATTGAACTATACCCAACCGAATCGATAGCCGACTTTCGTTTGTGTTTGCAACGTGGGGCTATGGGGCGATACGGAGAGATACAACGCATGGACGGAATCACTATCGGAGTTTGGATGACCAAGTACATGGAGGAAAAATACACCGAGTTAGAGAATGCCATAGAGCAAAAGAAACTGAGCGCCAACGATAAGGAGCCTATCGATAACATGAAGGACATTTATGCTAAGATGGCCAATGAAACAGCGAAGTACGATAAGATACAGGAGTTCAATAAACAAGAGATGCATCGCCGATTTGGTAAAACTCCGAGATTATTCGTTTGCGACGGCTTAG